CGATCTAACGAGTTTTGTTACCACTTAAAGTAAATCCACTTGCGGCTGTTAATCCTGTTGTAGTGTTTAATACAAATGTTGTCCCTGATGGAGGATTAACTAAACTGATTGACGCTAACAGTGTGGCTGTTGAATTAAACCCATTTAAAACAAAACCACTAGCATCTTGTGCACTAGTGGATTGTAAAAAAGACTTAGAGTCTGGTGCAGAAACACTTTGCCCATTCGTTACAAACGAGCAAAGTGTTAGTAGTAATATTGTTATTATTTTTTTCAAAACTATTCAACTATCAAGTTAATTTTATTACCCTTTGCGTCAACCGCGTCAGATAAAACAAAATAGAATAAACCTGCAGTATTACTTAATGTTGTTTTTGGTGTAAAAATTAATTTATAAGGAATACCAACTTTTATTCTAGCTGTTTTTGTTTGGTCAATAGATCCAAATGTTAATCTACCATTATCGTGTGTTGTAAAGTTGGTAATAGTGCTACCCGCATCAAATTTTACTTCATCTAATGTTAATTTTGAATTATCATAATTCATAATAACTTGTAGACCAGCTAAATCTGATTTAGTTAATGTTGTTGTTAATACCACTTTACCATTTTCTAATGTAGATGTAACACTTAATTTGGCAGTTTCCAATGTTGGTGCTGTATATGACATAGTAGAATTTAAAGCCATTGTTCTATTCATAGAACCAACAGAAGAACCAGGGTTTACTGAATTTGCGTAATTACCAGAAGATATTCTAGTTGCAATCTCAGTAGGTGAAGATGAATGTGAATAATCCAAATCGCCACCCCAAGTATAAACCATATCCACAGCTTGTATTGGTGAGGTAACCGTTGTTTTATATGTTGGAGTACCATCTAACCAACTTTGGTTTAGTAACCCTGTCATCCATTTAAAATTAACCACTCCATTTACAGGTGCGGCGTTTGATGGAATCATTGCGTTCGCAGATACATCAACACCCATTACGTGAGAAAATAAATAATAAGAATCACTCTCACTAAAAGTTGTTTTGTTTTTAGTTATTAAACCAATTTTCTTTTCTAATATTGGATATGTAAAATAATTTGCGGTACCGCTAATATCTGTTTGTGAAATACCCAAAAACGCCTTATATGCGTCAGATACTGTTACGATATTATTCATAAATGTTTTTTGAGTTGCGGCATTTACAAATACCGCAAATGAATCCCCAACCTTAACCTGGGTAGTGAATATCGCTTCACCACTTGCATCTAAAGATTTAGATGCGATTGATTGTGCGGTCCAGTTAACATCTCCTGTGGTTGTTAATGGTATTAACGAAACACTATGAGCCGTAATGTCATATCCACTTGGAAACAATACTCTTACTTTAAATTGCGACGTGTTTCCAATAACGTTAGTTAATGATACTAAACCTGTGGTTGTTGAAATTGGTGAAATGTTAGCACCAGTTGCATCGTATGAATAGGATAAATCTAATTTATGAATATCGGTATATGCCCCCAAGTCTTTAATTACATATTTTTGAGTTGCAATATCCCCATCAATAGATGAGTCCGTTCTTTGAACCGTTAATTGGCCCACATTCCAATCTGAATTTGCCACATATGACCAAGGGGAGGCCTGATATTGTTCATATAAACTAGTGGTTGGTTTAGTTGAATTTGGGGTAAACTTATAGTTACTCCAAGTAGTATAAAACGTTTGAACTGAACTACCTTGAGACCAAGTGGTACTAACGTAAGCCAATGCTTTATTATTAAACTGATATCTTAACCAAAAATAACGAGGTGTTGTAGAACCCTTAGCGGTTGTATATTTTACCTGTATAGTGTCCCCAACTTTATATGTTGGTTTACTAACAATTGATTGATTAATTGTTAATTGTGCAAATGACGAAAAGGACATTGTCAATATCCCAATAAGAATTAATAGTTTTTTCATTATTATTGTAAAATTTTAGTAACTAACTTATCGCAAGTCTTTTTAAGGGCATTGCTCAGTGATGTTTGATTAAATTGACCACCTTCGTCCACAATAAGAGTTGACATTGAAATTTCAGATGAACTCTCCTCTACAATAATTTCCTTTTCTTTTTTACCGTCTTTATAAAGAATACCTTTCATTCTTATAACAACTTCTTCTTCATTTTTGTGAAAAACAGATATGTTTTTCTTGGTTGTTAATACGTCCAAATAAACGATTTCAACCTTTAACTTGTTTGGTGCGCTTGGTGTTAAGTCGTAGTTTTTCTCCTGAAGGTATTCCTCCAACATATTCTTAACTCCAAACTCTAAATTCCTGTTACCAGCAAGTTTTCCGATTTTTACGTTATTAACAACACTTTCAACCCAGATGTGTTCATCTGCGTTATACATAATGTTATTTGGATCATTTTTGAATGTTCCGTCGATTCTGTGCTCGACATTGTTTGCCCATCTACCAAGAATTTCCTCATTTCCCGAAACTTGTAAAATCACTGCGGTTACTTGGGTAAGTAAAGCCACAACGATAAACACCATTGCGAAAATCAAAAAACCTTGAATAAATCTGTCCCTAACGGCAAGGGTAATTGATCTAACTTTTTCCATTTGTTTTTAGTTTAGTTTGTACCCTAAAAACACAGTTAAACCATTATGTGAGGAGTAACTTATCTTTAAGAATACATTTATTTATTTTGTCCATTAATAAATATCTAGATAATGACATACGTCATTTAAAAAGTTATTTTTATTTTATTTTAACTTTTATTGATTATATACGTATTTATTAGTATCTTTGTAAAAGAAAAAGAAAAAGATAAAAATAAATTCAATGAGACAATTAACACATACAATGTCGTTTTCAAACCAACCTAATTGGAATGAGCTACCTATGTCCATATGTCTCGATGATACTGATGTCGGTTAATTTAATTTAACTTAAAATATTAGAAAACCTCGGGACGTAAAAATCTCGGGGTTTTTTTATATCTAGATGTAGAGGAGTCTGGCTTTTCTCGCTGCACTTGGACTGCAGAGCACGTTGGTTCGAATCCAGCCATCTAGACAACAATACCCGAGTGGTGGAATGGTATACACAGCGGTCTTAGAAGCCGTGTTGAAAGACGTGTCGGTTCGAGTCCGACCTTGGGTACATAATGTCCTTTGGTATAACGGTAGTACAGGTGTATTTGGCACATCTAGTTGAGGTTCGAATCCTTGAGGGACAACAAAAAGATTTGAGATATTTTTGTATATTCGAAATTATTTCATATCTTTGTAAAAGAATCTTACCAAAGGTATGTCGTTAGGGTTCAGTGGAGATATTTATATATATGAAATATATTATCTATAAAATAACTAACACAAAAAACGGGAAGATTTATATTGGGAAACATCAAACAAAAAATATTGATGATTCTTATTTTGGTTCTGGAATTGCAATAGAAAGAGCAATTAAAAAATATGGTAAAAAATGTTTTACCAAAGAAGTTCTTTACATTTTTGATACTGAAATTGAGATGAATAAAAAAGAGAGAGAACTTGTAAATGAAGAGTTTATCTCAACAAATCAAACCTATAATATGGGTGTTGGTGGTGAAGGTGGTTCTCATTTTAAAGGTAAAAAACATACTGAAGAAACAAAAAAACGTTTATCTGAAATCGCTAAAGGACAAGTTATTTCAGAAGAGACAAGAAAAAAAATATCAGACGCTAACCGTAATAGAAAAGTGTCAGATGAAACAAGAAAAAAATTGTCTGATAAAGCAAAATTAAGATTCCAATCTAAAGAATTTAGAAATATGGTTTCTGAAAATGTAAAAAAAGCTATGACTGAAGAAGTTAGAAATAAAATTTCAGTTGCGGCTAAAATCAGAGAAGAAAAAAAACGAAATAATGCGGGGTAGTGGATAGGTCCCACGCGAGTCTCATAAGCTCGAAAACCAGTTCGATTCTGGCGACCGCAACTAAAACTTTGGACTATGGCTAGAACATCAAGAAGAGTGGCAAAAAGAGCTAGTAAAGCTTTAAGTAGTAAGAAATCGAGTAGAACTACAAAAACTCTTGCTGGTTCGGCTTTAAGACAAAGGAGAAGAAAATAGTATATTGGTTGATTGGGATTTAACGGGGCTAGCAAATAAGCGAGAAACGCCAATCATAAAAACAGATGTCCACTCCCCCATCTTCTGTTTTCCATAAAGATAATCAGGTGACGACGGTGGTGTGACCCCACTGTCTATAAATCTCAACACCCGCCTTGATTCGCGGTATTATAGCGGTGAGAGTAGAGTTACTACAAGTCGGGAGTAATTAACCCAATGACGAAAATGTAACCACCGATGTGAATCGGTTATGATGTACGAATGGGTGCGAAAAACCTGTTAATTTTTTTGAGACTAACTCAACGAGGACTTTGTCAACCAGAGCAGTGACTCGGATGGTGCAACTTAAGGTGAGTTAGAATCAATTTTGGATTGGTAGTTCAGTTGGTTAGAATGCCGCCCTGTCACGGCGGAGGTCGCGAGTTCGAGTCTCGTCCAGTCCGCTTTTAAAATAATTATAATGATAAATTATACCTTAATAGATGATTTTTTTGTTGACGTTGACGTTATTAGAGAGTATGCGTTATCGTTAAAATATACTAAATCAACAGACGACACTGGTTGGAAGGGATTTAGAACTCAATTATTTGACAATAAATTACTTGAGTTTATTAAATCAAAGTTAATAGAGGTCGATGAAAATTTTATAAATTTAAACATTAGAGCTTATTATCACTATTCTTTAGATAGCACAAAAAATGAAGTTAGAAATTTTAAACAATATAGATTACATAAAGATCCATCAGAATGGGCTGGAGTTATTTATTTGACACCAAACCCACCACTAAATTCAGGAACAACATTACATAATGATAATGGTAAAATGACACACAATATTGAAAACAAATACAATAGATTTATTTTCTATCAAGGTAATATATTACACGGAGTGTTAGATACATTTGGGGATGATTTGGAAAATTCAAGATTGACTATTACGGTTTTTGGTGATACTATTAGTAAAACAAATAAGACCTTAATTTAAAGATAATGAGTAAGAAGTACTCAGTAAGTTTGGTAACGTTCTTTCAAGATGTTATGGTTGTCTCCTACCACGGCCTTAAGAGGGGGTCTCGGAATATGGGGGTAACAATCCCACCGAGTATGTTTGACTTTTATGTGCGGGTAAGACCGTCTCGTGTTTTCAATATGAAAACAGAAGAAAAATCCACTCACTGGGACTTCAGGTGGGACAATTGGAGAGATGGCAGAGTTGGTCTATCGCGGCAGTCTTGAAAACTGTTGACTGTAACAGGTCCGGGAGTTCGAATCTCTCACTTTCCGCTTTTATTATGTTCTCATAGCTCAGTT